GACGATTCGCCTTCGTCTGAAATCGAAGTTGCGCGTAAAATGATGGCCATCATGTCGGCCATCATTGACGAAATGCCCGATTGTCCCGAGAAATATGGCGTCGCCTACGCGATCGGCTCAAACAGCCTAGCCGGCCGCAGCATGTCGGAAATAGCAGCAAAGCTAGGGACGACAAGGGCGCTGATCAGCTATCGAGCCGTTGAGTTCTGCAAACGCCACAAGCTTCCACCTTCGCCCTACATGCGCTCAAATCGATGAATACTGAACTATCCGACGCACTGGCCGCGCAAATCACGGCAAAGCACAAAGAGGCAATCACTATCGCAGACCAAGCAAGGGACGGTATCGGCAGGGCGCTACATGCCGCCGCCGACGTCGGGTTGCTGGTTGAGGAAGCCAGGGACAAGTATCACGGCAAGCTTCATGACTGGCTGAGGCAATACGTGCCGACGCTATCCGTCGAGCAGGCCGAAATCTACAGGGGCATCCACAAGGTAAGGCAGCGCAGGGAATGCCCGAGTATCGACACTAGGCAGCTAAAGCTAATCGGCATCATTGGTGACGACGACCTAGCGGAGCAGGGAGGGACAAGCACCGGGCAGCGGGCCGATGGAAGCAGGGCCATCAAGTGGCTGTCGCACGCTGAGCAGCATTACAGGGAGCTAGACGCGGTGAGGCCGATTGAAAACTGGGAGAGCTACGAGCGGCGAGCATTGGCCGATACTCTCTTGCCGATCGTGGCGCTATTCAAGCGGGCAGGGGGCGTGATGTAATGCACGGCCTTTGCTCTGGAACAATTTCAACGACGTTATGACAGTGAAAGCTAAGTTTGAAATATGCCCCGGGCACGGGAACCCTACGGTATCTTAATCGGAACGGAGTTAAGCCGCATTCCGATAGGCCCTTACGACAAATTTGACAACCAAGGTTACAATCTAAGACAGTGAAAATCGAAACCATACCAACATCAGACCTAATTCCCTACGCTCGCAACAGCCGCAGCCACTCCGAGGCGCAGGTCGCGCAGATCGCGGGGAGCATCCGAGAGTTCGGCTTCACCAACCCCGTCCTGATTGACGGGGATAACGGAATCATCGCCGGCCACGGCCGCGTGCTGGCTGCCGGCAAGTTGGGGCTGGGCAAGGTGCCTTGCATCCGCCTGGCGCACCTGACTGAGACGCAAAAGCGGGCTTACATCATCGCGGACAACAAGCTCGCTTTGAACGCGGGCTGGGATGAGGAGCTGCTCGGGCTGGAGCTGGCCGACCTACGGCAGGATGGGTTTGACTTGGAGTTGACGGGGTTCGATGAATCCGAGCTTGGTCAGTTCGACGTGGACGAAGTGGCGATGCCGACGCTCGCGGACGGCGACAAGCAGCCGTTCCAGCAGAAGACATTCACGCTACACGACGAGCAGGCCGAGGAGGTGGACGCCGCCATCGCGAAAGCGAAGGGTATGGGGCACGGAGAATCCGGCGTGAACGACAACAGCAACGGGAACGCCTTGGCGTTCGTCTGCCAGTCCTTCAACCGGGCCAATCCATGAGCGCAAAGGATCTTGTCGTGAAGCCGATCTCGTCGCAGGACGCCGCGCGGATCGTGAAGGCGTGCCACTACTCGGGGAAGGTGGTGCAGAACTCGCAGCTTCACTTCGGCGTCTTCCTTGACGGGAAATGCGGCGGGGCCATGCAGTTCGGGCCGTCACTCGACAAGCGGAAAATTCAAGGGCTCGTCGAAGGCACCGGCTGGAACGGGTTCATCGAGCTGAACCGAATGGCCTTCGCCGATTGGCTGCCGCGCAACTCCGAATCTCGCGCAATCGCGGTGGCGATGCGGCTGATCCGCAAGGCGTATCCCCACATCGAGTGGGTCGTGTCGTTTTCGGATGCCACGCAATGCGGCGACGGGACGATCTACCGGGCGAGCGGGTTCGTGTTGACGGGATTGAATGAAAACACCCAGATCGTCGAATTTCCAGACGGACTAAGGGAAACGAGGCTCGTTCTGACTGATTTGCGAAGGCCGAGGCGGGTCGAAGTCGCCAAGCGATATGGGGCCAAGATCGGCGGCGCGTGTTCACTGAAACCATTCCTCGACATCGGAGCGAAACTGGTCCCCGGCTTCCAGCTCCGCTACATCTACTTCCTCAACCCCGCCGCGCGTTCTCGCTTGACCGTTCCGGTCCTGCCGTTTAGCGAGATCCAGCGACGCGGAGCCGGGATGTATCTCGGCAAGGCAAAACGCGCTGACAGCATGGGTGGCCATGCGTCCGGCTCCCAGCCGGAAGAAGGCGGTTCGACTCCGACCTCAGCGCTCCAATCTCCGACGCCATGACCCCCGCCAAGCGCAAAGCAGGCCGCCCCGAAGCGAGCCCGATGTTGACCGGCGATCAGCTCGACCAGATCAAAAAAAAGGACATTGCCAACCTGATCGGCAGGGTCAGGCAGGGCAAGTCGCTAACGGCTGCCGAGCGGAAAATTCTGGAATCGGCGGCAGGCGCAGAACCTGCCGACCGGGAACTTGTCAGCATCACGCGCATCGCTGAACTATTCCAAGTCTCGCGAAAGACGATCCATCAATGGCGCAACGAGGGAAGGCAAGGCATCCCGGAAAAAATCGGAACGAAGGAAGACGTGGCCGGTTGGCGATCATGGTTTGCCGCCAATCCGTCGGCAGGGCATTACGACGGCAAGCCTCGCAGGGATCGTGAGACGCTGCTTTGTGAGAAGCTTGAAGTTGAGATCGAAATCAAAAAGATCGAACTGGAGGTCGAGTCCGGTAAATTCGTTTCCCAAGAGTCGCAGCGGGCCGATGGACAGAAGCTGGGGCTTGTCTTGCAAGGGATGCTCCTGAAAATGTCGGGCGACCTAACTCCGATCTTGGCTGGCCGATCGGCTGGCGAGGTGAAAAAAGCGATCGACAAATACGCCCGCGAGAAGCTGGTGGAACTCTCCCAATATGCGCCCGACACCCTACCTTGATGGATTCCGGCTAGGTGTTCGCCCGCCGCCTGAGATGCCGCTCCGCGAGTGGGTTTCCGAGAACGTTTACCTGCCGAACTCCCCCGAGGGGGCGCGGTATTCTCTCGATGCAGTCCCCGCTCACGGCATCATTTTCGACTGGCTGGAAGACAGCAACGTCAGGGAAATCGCTGTCCTCGCTTGCGTTGGATTCGGCAAGACCGCCATCCTCGAAAGCTGGTGCACCCGGATCGTCGCCGTCGAGCCTGGGGACACTCTTGTCATCGGGCAGACGACCGACATGGTGAAGGACTGGATGGAATCGCGGATGCGAAAAGTCTGGCAGACCTCGCCGTTGACCCGCGATTACATCCCGACCGGCCCGGAGCGCAGCAACTGGAAAAAGGATTCCGTCATTTTTCGCCACATGAACTTCTTCGCGGGCGCCGCCAACGTCACCGACTTGCAGGAAAAGAGCATGGTCAACACGGCGGGGGACGAGTGCTGGCGATGGGATGAAGGCATGATCGGCTTCCTGCTCAAGCGCCATCACGGGCGATGGAACCGCAAGAATCTGCTCATGTCCCAAGGCGGGAACGAAGGAACCGAGTGGCACAAGCATGCGAAGGACGGCAAGTGGCACGAGCTGGAGCACATTTGCCCGTCATGCTCAACCGGCTCTGTTTTCGATTGGGCGAATTTCCAATACGCCACGATCCGCGACGGAAACGAGGAGTTGGATTGGCCCGCAATTTTCGAGACGGTCCGGTTGAAATGCCCGCATTGCGGGGTCGATTTCGAGGACACCGAATACAACCGCCGCCAGTGGGCGAAGTGCCGGCCGGCATGGGACGAGGGGCGCTTTATGCCCGAGCGCATGACCGTGCGGGCGACGTTTATGACCGTGTGGCGCTATCGCTGGAGCGACATCGTAAAGGAGTGGATCATTGCCAACGAAGAGAAGAAGAACGGCCAGCTTGAGAAGTTGGAGCAGGTAATCACCCAACGTTTTGCGTCGTTCTGGGCACCCCCGGCAGACGCCCCTGCGCTTCTCGCCAGCGGCGACCCCTACTCCAAAAAAGAGTATCACGAGGGGGGAAAGTGGGAGCTTGAGGATTTCCGCTTCCTTTGCGCCGACGTCCAAAAGGGGCACTTATGGGCTGCCGTGCGATCATGGAAAATCGGCGGGGCATCGCGTCTATTGTGGGAGGGGCGACTTGAGACATGGGACAATCTGCGATACATTCAAGAGCGATTCGGCGTGGAAAACCGATGTGTGTTCGTCGATTGCGGCTACCAGCAAGAGCAGGTTGCAGCGGAGGCGCTAAAGTCGATGACGGCAACCGACCCGCGGCCGTGGAACCTGACAAAAGGTTTCGAGGTTGACGGCTACATGAAGAAATTCGGGGAAAAGCGATACTTGCGGATTTTCGGGGACTACGTGAATTGCCTTAGCTCAACCGGGCAATCCTACCAACTCATCCCGTTTTCCAACCTGCTCGCCAAGGACAGGCTAACTGCGCTCATGGGTAGCGGTGAGTTTGGCGTGCCGGTCGATGCGTCGAAAAATTATCACGCGCAGATGCAAAACGAGCGCAAAAGGGAGGTGAAACCCGGATTCTGGCGCT